CATCCATGGGCGTCTCGCTGATGAGCATGTAGGTCAGCGCGTCGAAGATGTGCTTGTTTTTATCTCCATCACGGATTGGTTCGGCTCGATTTGGACCCGGCCGCATCTCGCGGATCATCTTAATCACATTCACCATCTGGGCTGAGATATAAATACGCCGCTCAAACAGGAGCTTCTTAAGAAGACCGATGCGCTGCTTGACGCTTCCAGAGCCTTTGGTTACCGCGTGAAGCACAATCTTGCCTTGTGACACCTGACGCACCACAAGCTCGTCATAAACGTCTGAGGCAGCGCGATATCGCCACGCGGAGTTGTCAGACCAGTGACGCCACAGCACTCGCTCTGTGCCGTGCTCCTTCTTCATGTATTCTTCCCACCAATTCATTTTCTCCATCATCGTGTCAGTGAAATCTGCGATGGAAATCTTCCTGTCGATGATTACCGCCTCATCGATGACATCGAAGACGCTGTTGCCTTTATCATCAAGGCGCTTGGCAGCAATTGCACAGGCGTGGTTCACGTCGCCTAAATCCCATCCGGTGAAGAGTTCGATGCAGTTTTTGCCAGGGACAATGATCTCATGGTCGTCCTCATTTGGGCTGGATACTGTCCCAACAATGTGGGTAGACGGAACAAAGACGTCAGCAAAGTGGCCCTCGCTTACGTCTTCGACCCATTCACCCATGACATACCGAGCGTACAACTGCTTGTCGTAGCTGTACTTTTGGATGAGATCCGTCTTCTCTCTTAGGTCGAGGAACGGATTGTCATCGAGAACGAAATTGATCCGTCCGTATGAATCGTCGCGATTAGGGCCGTCTTGTAGCTTTGGAAACCAAGTCTTCGCAAGCCAATGCTCAATACCTTGCTCAGGCGGATTTAAGTCAGCTATGAACTGATGGTTTTCGTAAGGGATGCCAACGACACGCAACTGGTCTGAGAGGGCGTCAAACACAATACGGTTCTCGAACTGATCAGCCTCCGAGATCCAAAGCATCGAGAAGCGAGTTCCCTTGAACTTAGCTTCTACCTCCCACACGTTCTCCAGAGAATGTAGCTGCACTTCACTAACTCCTCCGTAGGCGTTGCGGATTCTGGAGTAGGACATCTTCGTCGCCACGTCCATGGTAGGCTCTTTTACCCACTTCATGCCGATCTTTGCTGCCATCCACATTGGCAGGATCGTGTTGTTCAGATCCGCCCACACCCCTACCTTACCGTTCTTCAGTGTCTTAGTGATGATGCCGACTGTTGCGTTGTTATTTTCAAATAAATGTCGAGCAACTCGATTTGCAATGGCAAGCGACTTCCCTGCTTTACGGGGGCCGTCAACCATTAAATAGCGGGTGTAGCTGTTGAACACCTCAAACCCCTTAGGGGACAAATCGGGAAGCCACCTGCCTTGGTTGTCATGCATAGAGCTCGGGACGACTTTCGGTTGTCATGTTGCATGAGCTAGGAGAATGCTCCATCTAAAGTTGCAAACTATGAGCGAATTGACCCTTCCCATTGGCGATGTTGACGACGCTGTTGCTGGTACTGAAGTCGGTAAAACGATAGAGGTTTATGCGTCGTTCAAAGTCATTTCAAAAACCGACTCCGAAATAGTCGTTGAGGTCTCCGATGTCGAGAAGTGCGAAGACATGGGAGAAGATGACGTTGAACCAGAGGGTGGCGACGAGGAAGAAGGTGACATGAAGTCGAAAGTCAGTAACTCTTCGTATGAAGAGGACGACTCTAACATGTCAGACTCCAAACCGACTAAGCGCGGTAAGAAGGGCATGGGTATCCTTATTATGATCGGTGGACCTAAGAAAAAGTAAACCAACATGGTCGATCTCGAACTCCTCAAAAAGCGCGGTGCCACACCCGAAAAGCTAAAGGCTAAGTTCACTGCCGAGATTCCTAGCGATAAGATCAAGGCGCTGATCGACCTAAATTCGTCGCGCATTGATGAAGGCATCCGCCGCAATCTAGACGACGCTCGTCTCTGGTATGCCATTGATCAGGCTTATGATGTGTCGCAGCGGCAGATAACTTACACATTAGTCGAAGGTCTGCTGTCTAGCGGTGTGTCTGGTGAGAAGGCTCTAGACGCGATGAAGACGTGGGGCATGGCAAACCGCCTCACGACCATGCTTGTTCCGATGTGTAACAAGGATGGTTCTGCGGTCTGTGGACGGGACGGTAAACCCGTGATGAAGCTAGATCTTCCAACCTTCTTCCACATCTTTGTTCCGCTGGTTCAGGCCTACACCAAGATGCGTTGGGCAAAGCTGTTTTCTGACAGAGACATCTTCCCTCTCTACAAGTATGAGCCGGTGTCAATGACGACGCCGAACCGTCTGCGTTGTGAGATTATTACCAGCCGCATTCAGCGCATGGTGCAGGAGATGGGCTATCGCGAGGACGAGAGGCAGTCGATTCTACAAATGCTCAAGTACGGCACTTGTATCAACTTCCCTGCGGAGGATTTCCACCGTGAGGAGCAGATCTTTTTGGAGAAGTCCAAAGAGGTCAAGCGCACCGTAAAGGAAGGTGTTCGATTTGAGATCCCTCACCCGAGCCGCGTGTTCTGGGACTTGAGCAATCGGCTCACCACAATGAACACAGATACTGGTTGTGAGTACGCTGGGTTCTGGAATGTTCAGAGGTTTAAAGACGTCAAGAACAACAAGCAGTTCTGGAACACGGACAACATCCAGTTCAAGTACGGCTCGTGGGTTGACGCGAAGTACAACTTCTACCGAGAGCTTTTCCCGTGCGCTCTAAAGTTTCCGCAAACCGGGATGTTTGCGCCTGGTACGGGTGAGGATGACCGACTCAAGAGTGCTTATCGCTACACGCTGAACCACAATGATGAGGGCGTTACCGTGGTGTCTCACTTCTCGAAGCTGATTCCATCTGAGTGGGATTTATTCGATTACGATCACCCCGTCTGGATGCGCTTCATCCACACTGGATCGCACACTGTCAGCCACGCTGTTCCCCTCGCCTACAACCCGCTGGTCGCATACATGTACGACGCGGATCAAGGCAGCGCCCACAACTCGTCGTTATCTCTGGAGCTCCTGCCGTTCCAAGATCACATCTCCAACATGCTCACTCAGTATATTCTGACCGTGAAGCAGAATTTGGAGCGCGTGGTATTTTGGAACGCTGATGTCGTTGACCAGAAGTACATCGACCTCATTTCCAATCTCGGAGAGAAGAAGTATCGCGGAGTCTCCTACATTCCGTACTCGAAGCGCGAACTCTCATGGCAGCAGCAGTCGGAACGTGATGCGTTCACCCCGGTAAACCTACCTCAGGGTAGTTCGACGGAGATCGCTAGCGGCATCAACCAACTGCTCCAGATGATGGAGCGCGTCCTCGGGTACTCCCCGCAGGAGGTTGGATTCCCAGCGAGCCACGAGCAGACGGCTGAAGAGGTGCGTATCGTTGCAAGCAACACCAGCAATCGCCTTGAGCTCACTGGAAGCTTTATCGATGGCGCGATGAAAGCACGGAAGAAAATGCTCTACGAAGCCTTCCTGGCCTACTCATCGGACGAGGTGTTGGCGGATGTCGCCGACATGGATGACACCAAGAAGAAGGCCCTTGAAGACATGGGATTTACGTTGGATGAACCAGAGTCTCGCAGCGCCAAAGTTGGTATTCGCGGAAGCAAAGATGCGTTGCGCGTTGATGGGTTCTCCAGCGATCGAGAAGGTGCTGATCGTATTGTGGACTCGAAGATTGCGGCCACGATGATTCAGACTTTCCAGTCGATCTTCTCAAACCCAGTGCTCTCTCAAGCTGCTGGTCTTGAGCAATTGATCGAGCTGTTCAATCAGATTCTCATCTATTCCGGTTTGCCGAAAGATTTCCGACTGCGCATTCAGCAGCCCAAAAATCAACCCGAGAACCCTGAGGAAGTTCAAAAAGCTCAGGAGGAACAAGCGGCTCAGGTGCAACAGCAACTTGCTCAGATGGCGACTCAGGTTGTGGACGGCAAGATCATGCAGCTGGGTGAAGAGCTCCGTACAAATCTCGTCGAGCCCATGCAAGCCCAGGCGCAGCAGACAACCCAAGCTCTCGAACAGCTAGCAATGCGCCAAGACAAACAAGCCGAGGCGGTAATGCGGTTGTTCAAAATCATCGACATAGCCCAACAACAGAATGCTGGAAGTCCTAACCAAGTTTATACCGGAGGCGGAAACCCTGCAGATCAGCAAATGGCTCCTGCAACCGGAATGCCTTCACCTGAAGCAATGCCTTTTGGCTGAGATTACAGCCCTTCAGGCTGAGGCTGCGAATGTCGTAGTTCGCAACCCAAGTGTCCTTTCCACCCAGGCTGGTCTAGACCATCGAGCCGCAAGCGCATTGGTTCAGGCCGCACGTTTTCAAACGTGTCTCAACGTCCTGAATGAGGTGCTGTCGGATAAACTCAAGCTCCGTACAGCCGAGGTACAAATTACAGATAAACATGATCACTGAAGAACAGAACGACATTGGGCTTCAACCCGATGCTCCCGAGGCCCAAACGCCTTTTAACGCTCCTCCTGACCAGAAGCAGGGCGACAACACCGCAGCAATGGATGAGGCCGCAAAAGAGGCTAGCATGATGCTGCTCGACCGCCTCCTTGGAGAGGAGAAGGTGGCTGAGGAAAACGCTGCTAACACTCCTCCTAAGGCTGAGGAGAAAGCTAAGCCTACCAAGAAGGCCGAGAAGAAGTCTGAATTACGCGAGACCGTTAAGCAGGAGGTTAAATCCGAAGATCCTAACGAAGATCCTGAGGATGAAAAGTTTGTCCCCACGCCGCGCCGAAACAGGATCACCGCTGAGAAGGTTGCTGAGGTTGCTAGCAGGGCCGCCGCCGAAGCTGCTGCTGAGACCTATCGGCAGATCGAAAACCAGAAGCAAGTGCATGCGCAGCAAGCTGCTCAAGAGGCTGCTAAGGCATCGGAAGTCAGCATCCCTGAAGACGCAAAGGAAGACATTGAGCGCCTCCAAGAAGTCCAGCGACTTCATCCGAACGACTACCGTGGTCGAGACCTAGCGCGTGAGTTTCTCGAAGGTGCTAAAAACGAGCGCAACTACGAGAAAAAGTGGCGCAAAGAAAATCCAGGCGTTGATTTTTCTTGGGATGACGATGAACACAAGCAGTTCATCGATGACAACTCCATCGAAGTCACAGAAAAGCATCTCAAAGAGGCCGACCGCTCGATCTTAAAAGAACAAGCCATCGCCGAGGCGGAAGAGCGGATTGCAAAGCGATACGGCAGCGAAATCGATGAGATCCGCCGCTCGAAAGCAGAATCGCAACTCGCGCCTATCCGTCGCGAATTGGACGACGCTAGCTCTAAGAGCCTCCTAGCGGCCGTGCGCCCTGATCTCGTAGACATGTATGACTCAGATCGTACAAAGGCGCTTGCCGATATTAAGAGCGATCCGATCGCAATGGAGGCCGTGAGCATTGTTGAGGAGTGGAGCATCCCTGCTCTCGATGCAGCTGTCCGCGTCATCAACAATCCGTCCGGCTATAGCAACAAGTCACGAGAGGTTCAGACTCTAGTGAACGCAGCGATGCGGGTTGAAAACATACTCAAGTCAGTTCCGCGTGATGAGCGCCCTGTTACAGAGGACGGTCGCAAGTTCGCAACAATGCAGGACTTCGCTAACATGCCCACCTCTCAGAGGTCGCGGTATTACACGATCCAAGACGAAAACTTGGTTCCTCAGCTGATCATCAAGACGGCTACCTATGAGGCATCTAGAATTAAGTCTGACATTGAAAGAAAAGCGGAAAGCTACGCCAAGCGCATGGGTTTCACAAAGTCGGCGAGTGAATCCTCCCCTAAAGCTACAGCGAAATCGACACCAAGTCAGTCAGCTCCGTCGGTAAAAGCTCAACCTACTGGGAGGAAGGATGAAAAGGCTGAAGAGACATCATTCAATGGTATTCCAAAGGGTTTCTGGGATTCAATAGGTCTCCCAGTATAACACAACTTACAACCGTTTAACACAAGCCGCGTCTAACAAGCGCGGCTTTTTTATTTGGCCAATTAATCCCAGTACTAGGTCATCCCTATAAAACACCTGACCCTATTCCTAAGACACAGCTAACTGTGTAATGATCACAGCCGAAAGATTAAAAACCTATGGCTGGAATTGATACGAGCAACCTCTTTAACCGCTGCGCTCCAGCGGTTAGCACTAACATCGCATCCTGTGGCGCTGTTACTGCTTGCACCGCAACGCAGGTGACGTCGTCTGATCTCGCTACGATCTACGGATCGAACGACTCAAACTACCGCATCCTCGGGAACCTCATCTCTGCCGATTTTCTCGGCAAGGCCGTCGGCGTACGCCAAAACGGTCTGTATGACTTCCTGCAAGCCAACAAGCGCGTAATGGGCGGAAAGCGCCTGAGCGTTCAGCAGGTCAACGGCGGTCTCTGGGAGATCAGTCCGTTTGTTAAGATGGGTCGCAAGCGCCAACTGAACACCGAGTATTGGACCGTGCGCGTTGTCGGTTCCACTGCAAGTGTGAGTCAAACCGCTGCACTATCGGTCAAGATCTACAGTCAGGGCAGCGCCCCCGCTGATGCTCGTTGGTTCCCGGTTGGCTTGCGTGTGTTCGTTAATGGTAAAAACGCTGGTTCTGGAGGCACTGGAGATACGGCTTATCGCCTTTCGTTTGTTGTCGCCACTGTCGGCACGGTTGATACCGATGGCAACGGCTCCTTTCTGCCATGCACATTGACCCCGCAGAACTCGGCTAGCGTGTTCTATAGCAACGCTGCTCCAGCGATTGCTAACAAGTCGAAGATCCCGACCACCTTGGCGGCTGGTGATGTTCTTGGTCTGCTGTTGCGCGGCACTGCAAACGTGTCCGATTACGAGAGCTTCTGCTCTGAGATTCCTGGTCTGAACAACAACCAGCTGTTGCCGTTCTGGATCGAGACCACCCGATACTCGATCTGTGAAGACGAGCTCACGCAGAAGTATTTGAGTGCGCTGCGCGACTCTAATCCGTTCTTCAAGGAATTCGGTGACGTGCCTCAGGTTGAGCTCAACAAGCAGATCATTGAGGACTTCCAGCGCCGTCATGCGAACGCCTTCTTCTTTAACAAGGCGCTTCCTAACCAGACGCTTGCTAACTACCAGAGTCTGACTCAGATCACTGTTCCCACCTCGGCCTCTCTAAGCATCCCGATTGAGGGTAAGTGCATTGGACGTAAAGCTAATGCGACCGGCATCTACGAGCAGATGGCTGAGTGCGGTCAGGTTGTTGACTTGGAGGGCGAGACCCTCAACCTGCACAAGCTGTTTAACTCGCTTTACAAACTGCAACGTGAGCGTGAGGCGGCTGGTACTAAGGCGGACATCATCGAGCTCTTCACTGACTCCTTCTACGCCAACCAGTTCATCATCGGCATGGTGAATTACTTCAAGACGAAGTACGGCTCCGACGTGTTCCGTCTGACCATGCAGCTGAACCAAGGTGGTGAGCAGGGTCCGTTCGGATTCCGCTTCTACAAGTTCACGTTGGACTACCCTCAGGTGGAGCTCCGCATCGTGACCCACCGCATGTTCGACGACATGCTCGCCGCCCACAAAGCGGCTGGATTCGAGTCTTCTGGCCGCATGCTGTGGGCCATCGACTGGCAGAATGTCTATCAGGGCATTATCGATTCCAACACCGTCACGAACAAGACTGGTGATCTGAAGCAGCTTGCGGCTGTGGATGACAGCTACTCTTGCGTGATGAAGGTTCCGAGCCGAACCACCAAGCTGACGAGCACGACCTACACGTCGGTGCTTGAGGCTGAGACTACCAGCTTTGTGCTGGAGAATATTGGTTCAGCTGCGCCCATAGGCACCGGCAGCAACGACGGCACCTTCTACGTCTAATCGGTCTTAACACTGGGCGGTTGGGCTTCGGCTCAGCCGCCTTTTTTATTGGATGAAGGACTTTGAGTTGCGAGTAACCCGTCACTAACCAAGAGTTTATTTATGCGGCACTTCGGAAAGTCGATTATCTACAACCTCATCTATGTTGCTGGAGAAGCCGTCCCATTCATCGAGCATGAAGCGGGGCAAGGAGTTATCGCAACCGATGATCCAGCCATCATAGAAGCTCTTGAAACACGGATTCGCGAGAGGCGCGGAGGAATCTGGGAAATTACATTAGATGAGTACGATGAGGTTTTAAAAAAAAACAGCGTCGTGAGCTCGAAGCCTCAATCGCAGCGGCGGCTAGAGTCAGTAGTTCGGGGGGGGATGAGTCTAGCGGAGGCTCAACAGATGGTAAGCCGCCACGACGCAGCTGTTGCTCCGGTCGCCGTTGAGGCTAAGAAACCAGCACCAACCGTTGCGGCTGAATCAAACGCGCCAATTTCAACTGAGGCAAACGTGTCTCGTCCGTCTGTAGGAAAAGTCAAACGCTAACCAGGCATGATTACCGAGAGCATCACGACCGAAATTGTAGTCACAAAGTCTGGAGTGCTGTCACTTGGCAGTATTCTAGCCGTGACTGTCTCTCATTTTTTCAACATGCCGACCTGGATTCAAGTATCGGCAGCGGTGGCGGCGACAGTTGCAAGTGTCTACGCGATTCGACTTAGTCGATTGAACATCAGAAAGACCAATGCAGAGCTCAAAATCCTAAGAGCTAAAGCGCATCAACTCGGCGTAAACATTGACGATTAATGAAGCTCTTTCTCCTAACCATCGTCCTCTTGATTACTAGCTGTGGAGTTCTCGTTCCACAAACCGCTCGGCGATCAAGCACTACCGCTGAGACCGCGACTGCAAGTCTTAAGTCGAGTGAGCAGTTCTCAAAGATCGTCAGTGGGCAGCCGAAAGGTCCGATTGCAGAGCTTCATGTCGGTGGTCTGGGCAACAAAGTGGAACTGAAGATTCCGCAAGTTGATCAGCCTCCAACACCTGTGGCCCAAGTGAGGGTGGTGGAAGTTCCTCGCGTGTCGCACGAACCCGCTCCAGAACCTGTCAACCAGCCTTACCGGGAGGAGACCCACTATGCATCGAACGTGGACGCAGCGGACACCGAAAAGACAGCGACCGCCGATAAGAAGGAGGTCTCAATCCCAATCGGTGTGAGCATCGGTTTGGTTGGCATAGGGGTTTTGATTCTGCTTTTCGCTTTCAACCGGGTCAGAAATTCCAGTCTTGCAGTCAACGCAGCGTACCAGACTTTCGATGGCATGCTCGCCCAGCAGATTCGATCTGTCAGGGAACGCGCCATCCTTGCTACCGACAACCCAACCATCAGCATGTTGAACTCTCAGATCGCCGAACTGGAGTCTCAGCGCGGAAGACTTGCGAGATGACATTTAACCAATACTACACCCTGATCAGCGCAGCCGTCTTCCCCGAAGGCGAGGCTGAAAACTTGGTCAATGTCCACAAGCTTGCGGTCAAGGATGCTCTGATCGATCTACAGACAAAGATCCCATGTTTGCGCACCGACAACGCAGACTACATAGCTCAGTCATCTACGCTGTTCCATTGCGGTTCAAGCACCTTCGACACGGTAGATGGTAACATTGAACGAGTGTACACCATGCTGATAGATCAAGGCTGTTCAGAGGTTGAGTACGCCTACATCGATCAGAACCGGATGAACGACATGGTCAATTCGTACCGATGCTGCATTCCAGAGAATGCGTACGGCATGAATCCATACACGCTCAACCATTCTGTTGGTTCACCTCTCTATGTCGCAGGAAGCTCATCTACAGATAAAAACTATCGAACCGAAAACAAGAAGGGCTACTGGTCACTCAATCGCGGAACAATCTACATCTTCCCATCCATTGAGAGCACAGAGCAAGTTGTCGTCGAGTGGAACGGTATTCGGCGCACGTTTGAAGACGGTACAGTCCTTCCTGTTACGTTTCAGGAACGAGACGTAATGAGCACAGTTGAGCTATATCTGGAGTCGCAGGTGGCTCGTCGCGAAACAAAGGACATGGGTACATTCCAGACAGCGACAAAGGCCTACGTGGACTCGGTCTCAAATCTTGTGTGGGCTTGCCGTCGTCAACAAAAGTTTGTCAATGAACCTCGACTGACTGCCCCAGACGCATGCTGACTGTTAATGTTAGGCCGCCTCTAAGCAATCGAACGATGTCATTTTGGCGTCCGTTACGATTATACGCTCCGGTGGCAGATGAAGCTACTGGGTACGGTCGCCTTGGAAAGGAGTGCTTCAATGCGTTGAACATGATTCATGTGTCTTCAGATAACTACCCTGATTTAATACTAACCAGTCCGAATCAATCAGGTTCGTCTCCGATTAGGTTTACAATGTGGGAGCCTGATGCTCTTCCAGAGAGCGCATTCGGATTCATGGATGCAAAGACCCTAATTGTTCCCTGTTTAATGAACCTAAAGTTGTTCAGGAACAGCGGATACCGAAAGCCGATTCATCTCGTTCCTTTGTGGGGAGAGGCAGAGTGGTCCCCTATGCCTGAGGATTCTGTCTTTAAGTTTATCTGCGTCGGTCGAGACTGCGGCGTCAAATCGCGCAAAGGCATCTGTGAGCTGATGGAGTACTTCTCGCTTGCCTTCCCCTCTGAAAAAGATGTTCAGCTAACGATCAAGAGCAACCCAGACTGCTTTCGGCGCGAAGTCAAAGATCCGCGCATCGAGATCATTTATGAAGATTACCCTAAGGTGATCTATGAAGCGATGCTTTCCAAACATCACTGCGGAGTGTTCCTGTCTGGTCTGGAGGGGTGGAACTTTCCAGCTTGCGAACTAATGGCAGCAGGTAGGCCGTCGATCATAGTTCCCTGGGGAGGCCCTGCAGACTTCACGACACCAGAAACATCGTGGCATCTGGACTACACAATGGTCCCTGCTCCGCCTGATCATCCTTACGAAGGTGTTGGACGCGGAGCCAAACCAACAAAGGACAGCGTCATTGCCGCAATGAGAGAGGCCTACAGCAATCGTAGCTTACTGCACAGCAAGGCAGCAGCTTCT